TATTGTTGATAAGACTGCATATGATATGCTTCAAAAATATCCAGAATTAGCTTTAACTATGCCTGGAAATGAGGATGGAGATGGAAGTGGTACTGAAAGATGTAAAACTGATCTTGGATTACTTCTTGATGCAGTTGCAAAAGACATTCAATATGGTGGTAATTTCAATACAGTAACTGGGGTTAAATTCTATATTAAGAATAATGGTGAAATTCAACATGTTAGATTGCAACTACTACAATCTCTATATGCACACGAACGTCTCGGATACTATGCAAAACAAGCAGTAATTGGAGATTTAACTAGTGCAAATACAGATCAACCAATTATTCAACCTTGGGGTATAACGGTTGATGCTGGCGATTGTCAAAATGTAAGAGATGCAATTGATACATTAATTTCTCTTGCTAATGATATTCTTGCTCCTACTGGAGACAGATATAGAGATGCTGGCAACTTACTATATTTTAACAAAAATTATATTGCTGAAGAGGCTGTAGAAATCCTAGAAAAAGATTTTACATATACTTTAAGTACTACAAATTACTTGGCATTTACTTATCCTCTTGGTGGAAAAGCAAGATGTCAAGTAGATATCAAGTTAATCATTGATAGCATAATTACTGATCTAATAACTGGTGGAAATGCAAATACTGTTGAATCTATTAATTTTTATGTTACTCAAAATGGTGGAATTGAACATGTTGAAGATCAATTATTAGCAACACTATATGCTTTTGAAAAAGTTAAATTCCTAGGGTCTAAAGCAGTAAATAACTTACTTTACAATAAGAATGCATCTGTAACTGGTGATCAGTATGCTGCGTTATATACCACACAAAATGCTTATCGTGATAATACAATTACCGATTCAAATGGAAATGGTAACTATACGCAAGCAGATTGTAATGATGTTGTATCGGCATACCAAAATCTTTGGGATACACTAATCGATGCATTATCTCCTTCTAGAGATGATGGAATTTATGGCGGAAGAATTTTACTCTTCAATAAAAATTATTTTAAGGAAGAAATAAAAGCAAATGTTGATACACAATTTGGGGCAGGTACTTGGACACCTAACGATACTACATTTATCAATCAGATTGCTGATGATATCATTCATGATATCACATTAACTGATACTTCTACTACGAATTCAACCACTGCTCAACCCATTTCTCTTCTTAGAGAAGGCGTTATTAGTGTAATTTCTTTAACTAATGTTGGTGCTGGATATCAATCAACTCCAACCATTCAAATTAGTGATCCTGGCGCTGGCGGAATTGCTGCAACAGCAACAGCAAACTTAAGTAATGGTGGAAAATTAACATCTATTGTAATCAATTCTGCTGGATCTAATTTTAACTATGCCCCAGAATTAATATTCATTGGAGCTGGTACAAGTGGTTGGGGTGGTAGTACAGTTAGAAATCCAGTTGGAGGTGGAATTAGTGCAGTCCGCTATGATGGATTAGTATTTGATTTTAGATCCACAAACACCGCATCTTATACATTGGGTGCTGGTTGTGCAACAGTAACAAATGGTACTGGATCTGGTACAACTGGCAATTTTAATGCTGGTAAATCCTATGTTAAGTTTGGAGCAGGTGCTGGAGCAAATACCGCTACCATCAATACTCCATATGATATGACAGCATATGATACTATTAGAGTCTATGCTATTGCAGGTAATAATACAAATGGGGGAGAAGCTCCCGCAGCTGCTGGTCAAAATTTAACTCTCCTTTATTCAATTGACAATGGAGCAACATATGTTACTCATGACACCATCATTTTTGGTGGTGATGCGGGAACATCTGGTATTAATGGTCAAAACCAAAATTATACTAATTTTGCAACGCTAAATTACGTGGATATTCCCATCAGAACAGCAGCTAAGACATCTAGTACTAGATGGAGAGTGCAAAGAAGTGCTGGTGGAACGGCAACAGATAACTATGGATTGTATAGAATTGGATTTATTGATACTGAAGCTGTATTTCCGACTGGCGTTGGCTATGATTTTGCGCTTACACAAAATGACACATCTACTACATCAGTAGATCCAACTATCACAATTAATACAACAGTATTTGTAGAATCTATTACTATTACTAATAGAGGTAAGGGATATGATCCAAATAATCCACCAACAGTAACATTTACTGGTGGAAATCCAACCACAGGAGCTCTAGGCACTGCAACAGTGGTATATAATACCACTAGATTTACTGCTGGTAGTCCAGTCACAAACGGCGCTGGTGGGTCTGCAACTGTCTTAGAAGATACTGGAGATGTCGTATATCTTGGACCAACTACAGGCACTGCTATGGCAGTTGGACAAACTCTGACACAGGGATCTGTAACAGCAGTAATTCCTACTGGCGGTGTTGGTGCGGCATTTAAATGGTTTACCAATATTGCAAATATTCAAAGTATTAATACTGCAAAAAATCTTACAAATTTAGTTGAAAGTGAAACTTTCTCTACTAACTTAGTTACTAATTCTGAATTTTATAATGCTACATCGTGGGTAAGCACTAATAATACAATATTAAATAATAATTCTTTAGCACCAGATGGTACTAATACTGCAATTAGTTTCAAACCAACCTCAACTAATGGTGTGCATGAAGTTTATAGGCAATATAATATAACATCTTTTGAAACTTATGATAGCAATGGAGTGAGATTTGATAATGAAACACTCAGATATGATAATGGTCCAAATTCAACCACAACAACTCAACAATTTACAATATCATACTTTGTAAAAGCTAATGGATATGGGAGACTTAGATTATCATATAGGGTAGATACTGCTGCAACTCCTTCATTGCGACTTGATGTAAATGTTTCTACAGGAGTTGTCGAAAACTTCTTTACTAATTCCACATTTAGCAATGTTTCTCATGCTATGCTTCCATATGGAAATGGATGGTATAGAATTTATATAACGGCATCTATTCCTTATGGATATAGTAATATTAGAGCACACATTGCGTTTAAAAACCCTGCTGGTAGTTTGAGCTTTGCAGGAAATACTACAAGTGGATTCTTTATTTGGGGATCTAAGATTAATATCAATGCAGTTGATGGTTATCAGGCAGTGTCTGGTCAAAAATTATTTGTAAATAAAGAATATAATATTAAAAAGTATGCATTGACGCTCCTTGAGGATCTATCGCTAAATACACTTCTTCAAAATCTACCATCTCCTTCAACATTTGCTGGATTCTTATCCTATACAAATGCTGGTTGGTTATCTTACTATGATTCATATTCAATTCATAGAATAGTTAGAAATTGCATATCAATAATTGTCAATCAACTTTCTGATAGTGATTACTATACTAATATTAATTCTATTAGTGGAATTGATGTGCCAAATTCGACTTATGGAATTAGAGATATTACAGTACCTCTTGGTGGCGAAGTGGTTGGTGGAGATAACGTTTATGCATTATCTGCAAATAATTATGCTGAAATTGGAGCAATTTCCTTAAATGAGGCAAAAATTGCCAAAGTATATCAAAGATTCAGAATTGATGGTGACATTGAAGATGGTCCATTTACAATGAATGAAATTGTTAGAAAACAAGGAGCAACCTCAACAGTATTTGGTGTTGTATATGGATTCCACACCGATGATAATGATATTTCGTATATTGATGTTATATCAACTGGTACATTACCATTTACAATTGGTAGTATTTTAGTTGGTGATGAAAATGGCACAACTTGCTCAATGGATCAAATTGAAAATAGATTACACATTATTGAGTTACTGGGTGATTTTGAAGATGGTCAGATATTTGAAGGTTATACTTCAAATGCAACTGCACAAGTTGTTAATTTAAATAGAAATGAAGCCGCTGCCTTAGATAATACTGGTGGTAGAATTGAAGTTGATACAGAATCTTTAGTTGGAGAATTTGAAAAAACTGCCGTTGTTTACGCAGAAAATACAAGATTATATATTGATACTGCTTATATTTCTGGTACTTCTATAGAAGTTGGAGACAGAATAATTTCAAATGGTCATAATAGAATCGGTATCAACATAACTGGTACGCTGAATGAATTTGCTGAAGGTGGAATAATCTATAAACTTACAAATGGAGTGCAGGATATTAATAATACTGCTCTAATCACAGAAGTTGATTTGATTAATAACTATCTTTACATTTATCCTATAAATGGATCACTATCAAATGGTGATACTATTGTGTATTATGGTCTTCAAAATTTTGCTATTGGACAAGCATCAATTTCTACAGTTGTTGTAAATCCTGCAACTGGATCTGCGCTAGTGGAAAATATTATTACAATTGGCACAAGTCAAAGATTATTCCTATCGAATGTAATTGGAGAAATCACACTTAGAGATGGTATAATTGCTAGAAATTATGTTGCTGGTATTTTAGATCGTATAGAAGTCAAGGGTAGGGTCAAACGTGCAACTAGAGGATTTGATGGAGTGCAAACTACATTTGATCTAACATTTGGTAATGGTGAGCAATACTTCCCAGATCCTGCTGGGCATCTCTTAATATTCATTAATGGCACATTGCAACCACCTGGAGCAACAAATGCATTTACTGCATTTTCCGATAAAATACAGTTTACCGAGCCCCCATCATTGGGATCCTCCTTCACGGGATTCTATGTGGGTAAGTTGAGACAGTTAGATGATATTTCTTCAGAATTTGATTCATTGAGACAATCGTTTAACTTGAAGAGAAATGGAATTTTCTATTCACTAACTCTTACCGAAGGTATCCAATCAACTTCTATTAAACCAGAAAATAATATTATAGTTTCAGTTAATGGTGTTATTCAAGAACCTGGAGTTGGATTTGAAATTGTTGGTTCTAGAATCATCTTTACAGAAATACCTCGTGTTGGATCTACTTTTGTTGCATTCTCTTATGTTGGATCTGAAGCTGATGTGGATGCTGCAGAAGTTGTACCACCTATTGAGGCTGGAGATTTTATCAGTATCCAAGGAGAAACTACAGACAGAGAAGTTGCAGTTATTGAATCATCAAACTCTTTGATAACATTTGATTATCTTGGATCTATATTTGGTAAGGGTGCTCAAGCTACATGTAATTTAACTTCTGGATATATTTCCAATGCAACTATAACTGCTGGTGGATCTGGTTACACTTCTAGACCAACAGTTAGAATCGATTCTATCACTGGATTTGAAGCAGAGATTAAAGCACTGGTTGGTGTTTCTGGTATATCTGTTGTTGAATCTGGGACTGGATATCAAAATCCATCCGTTGTGATCGAAACTCTGGTAGATGATGATTGGGTTTCACCAGATCCAAATGATTATCCACCAGAAATTAGATAAATTTAAACACCATAAATAACTAAAAAGTTTAAAATCAATGGCTAAGCAACTAGTTGGTATTGGCACTACAGCAAATGACAACACTGGAGATACTCTTCGTGCTGGTGCTTCTAAATGGAATTCAAACTTTGACGAATTGTATACTGCTCTTGGAAATGGATCAACCTTACAGGTGAGCGTTACTAGTGCAGCTACTGGTCAAGTATTGAGATATAATGGATCTTCATTTGTTGCAACCGATTTTTCCCAATTGACTGCAAACTTAGATACTAATAATAGATTAATTACATCCACTGGAAATAATAGTGTTACCATCGATCCAGCTGGTACTGGTGGATTATCAATTATACACGGAGGTGTAACAAGCTCTTTTGGTGGCACCACTGGTGCAATAATTGATTTTCCAACAAAGGTAAAATATAGAAACGAATACGCATCACTAGCAGCTGCTCCACCAGCAACAGGAACAGGTGTTGCTTATAGGGGATACTTTTATACAGTTAGTGGGGACGATAATCCATATGTAAACATTAATATTACTAGTGGTGGCGTTGGAAATGTAAAAGCTAAAGTTTTAACAGAATATTCAAGTATCAATCTTCTTAAAGATGTTGATACTGTCACGGCCGCACCTACTACTGGCCAAGTTTTAAAATGGAGTGGCAGTAATTGGGCTCCCGCCGCTGATAATGCTGGTGTTGGTTCTGTTAATGTATTTGCAACTGTTGCTGCAGATAGCGGATCTACAACTGCTAATACTCCAACTGATACACTAACGATTACTGGCGGCACTAGTATTGCAACCATAATCAGTGGTGATACGTTAACAATCAATTTTGATGGCACTATTATTTCTACATTTAATTCTCTAAATGATGTTGCTATTACAACTCCTGCTCAAGGAGACAATTTATATTGGAATGGGACTGATTGGGTTGTAAGTCGTAGTCCAATGATTTGGTGGGACTTATCAGCATCACTAAGCAATCATTACACTTTTAGTGGACCAGGATTTTCTGCGCCAACGGAGGATCCAACAATTTATGTACATAGAGGATTTACCTATGCATTTGATAATTCTACAAATGGTGGCGCACATCCATTTAGAATACAGTCAACTCAAGGTTTAAATGGAGTGCCATATACAACGGGGCAATCTGGATCTGGCACGAATGTTTTATACTGGACTGTGCCAATGGATTCACCAGCAACTCTATATTATCAATGCACTATTCATTCATTGATGAATGGCACAATCAACGTAGTACAATAATATAATATAAATGGCAAGAGTTATACCTGGATCTGGAGCTGTAATTGAGCCAATCTTCAATGAAGTATTTGGTGTAAAATCCATTAAAATTGTGGATGGCGGATCGGAATATGATCCATTAGATCCACCAAAATTGACCATCACTGGATGTGGAGTGCCTATTGAAGAAGCTGTTTTGTATCCAATTATAGATGCAGATTCTGGAAAAATTACTCATGTGCGAGTATTGGAATCTGGGTTGGGGTATGATCCATTAAGAATAGTTATTACCCCACTTTCAGATACACCAGATGTTGTTAATACTTTTGATATTAATCGCATATGGCAATCACATCCAAATTCTATAACATCTGCAGAGTTTGATGAAGTCGATCAAAAATTGACAGATAGACTAACCATTTTAAGTGATAATGATCCTAAACCAGCCGATATTGCTGATGGTGCTCAAAGATCAAACGATGAAGATGATAGAGTATTAGAAGATAGAGAATTTAATCAAACTTTCATTTATAGAGGTGGGAAAAATGTACCATCCAATCCAGATGATCGATTAGACCAAAGAGATAAATCCGTAGGCATTTTAGCAAATGGAGTTTTACTACACACACCAAATTTTGGAAGTTTTGGTGATACTCCAGTCAACTTTAATGTTGATACTGTAAAGCATAACTATCTCCTCACTCAAGATGAATATGACGGTGTTATAGAAGATCAAACATATTTTCATCAAAGCAGTAAATTAATAACTCAATTTAGAGAAACTAATGGTGTTTTTGAAAATGGATTCATTCAACCTTTTGAGTGGTTGATAAAAGTAGAATTCGATAACATTATGGTCAGTGTAACTAACGTTGATCAGAGTGTTGGTGCAATTTCAATTGGTAGCACATTTAATCTTGTCGGCAAAAATGCAAGTGCTGAAGTTGCTAAAATTATCAAAAATAATCAAAATCAAATAATTAGATTATATTTAAGAAATGTACAGGGTATATTTTTAAAAAATGATAGTGCCCGTGGTATTAATGGATTCTTTTTCAAAATTTCTGATCATCCAATTGCTTTTCCAGAAGGATTATTTTATATAAATTTTCAAGATGAAGCTGAAGAATTTGGTAATTTTGAAAACAATAAGTTCTATCTTGCACCATCAGACATCAAACTAAAGTCTGGTTACCAGATAATTTGGAATCAAAGTCATCCATCTAATGCACAAGACACAGGAGATCATCATGATGATCATCATAGTGGTCATCCAATGGAGTTTAGTAAAACTCCAGAAGGTCCAAATAATCCAATTCCAGGAGAAGTATATACGACTAATCCTGATGGTGTTCCCGTTGCTGATTATGAGCAAACTTTTAAACCAATTTTCACAATGGTTGCTGGTGAAACGGGACCAGTTTACTATTACTGTGCACATCATCCATATATGTCTGGATATACTGGTGATGAAGGTTATATGTCATTGGACCCAGATCCAGACACTAGTCCAATAATTAATGATTATTATGTATCAACATACTATATCTCCAATTTATCGCCAGACTATTCAAGACATCCAGATGGACATTCTAAAATTGTGGGAATGTCTTTTGATGGATATCCAATATACGGTCCATGGGGACGAGACGAATCTGGAGTAATTAAAAAATTATCTCCATCGTATAGATTTAGAGTAGGTTTGGAAGTATTTGCTACTAGACCAAGAATATCCAATGATTTACTTGATATTGAGTATGAAGTAACAGTTTCCAATAATCGTTTTTATATTGATGGAGATTTATTAGAATTTATTACTTTAGATCGAGGTGCAACATATACTTTTGATCAAAGTGATTCATCAAACGATAGTGAGTTTTTACTATTTTCTACTACTGAAGATGGGTGGCATGTTGGATCTCCACCAATAATAGGAAATTTAGACTATCTATATACTGATGGAATTGTATATTATCTAGATGGAGATGAAGTTACATATTCCCAATATCTATCTGGATTTAATGGAGCATCTGTAAGAAAAATTCAGATTATACCAACTGTAGATTCTTCATCTGTATTATATATTTTTGCATATACTACTCCTGGTCTGGGATTACGCTCAGTTCAAGAAGGATATGCTTTAGGTGACTTTGTTGAAGACTATATTTTTGATGCTACTGTTGGAGATTTGGATGAATTCAACGGTAAATATGGTCCAACACCAGAATATCCAAATGGAACATATGCTTACTTTCTAACTGAGAATGTATCTGGAGATCCAACATATCCCTATAATATAGGACCAAAATTTTATGGGGCACCTATATTTGAAGGTGATGAGGTTACCAATTTACCAGTGGAATTTGCTAATGGTGCAGCAGCAAAAGTAATTCTTGATGACACTGGTGGTGTTGATTACATCACTATGAAACGTCCTGGTGATGCCTATTTTGGATCAACAACAGCTCAAGTGCTTGGTGGAGAAGGAACTGGTGCTAAAGTCACACCAGCTGTCCAAAGTGTTACTGGTTTATCCTTGTTGAATAGGGGGCAAAATTATGCCACACCCCCAACAATCATTTTTGAAGGTGGGGGAAATGGTACTGGGGCAAGAGGTAGTGCCAAAATAGATACAACTGGAAAAGTTACCAGTATTAGTGTAAATGATCCTGGAGAATATTATCAAGATCCCCCATATGTCCTAATCACTGGAGGCGGAGGAATTGGCGCTAAAGCTATTGCAACAGTATCACAGGGAAAAGTAACTGAAATTACAGTGACAGATCCTGGTGTTGGATATATATCTCTACCGCAAGTTGTATTTACCAAACTAGTTTCTCTAAAGAGAAAGATTAGGACTCGTCAGTCTTTTAATTCCAAATCTGCATTTCTTATTGGACTCCTACAGTCGGTTACTTCAAGTCAAGGAACGATTTATGTCAATTCGACAAATTCTCTCCCTGGATCTGGCACAATCCGTTTGAATAATGAAATAATCACATATTCCTCAAAGAGTAGGCAGAGATTGACTGGTGTTACTAGAGGAACCAATTTTAGATATGATCAACGTGTTGTCCTAGACGATACTCAAAATGATTCCAATGGA